AGTGTAAGACAATACTGATGAAGGCAGGGCAACTCAACGAGAAGATTGATATCTACCGTCCCACAAGGACTATCAATCAATTTGGCGACGTCATCGAAACCTATGCGGAGTGGAAGATGGGCGTGCGCTGCAGCATCCTCTCTCTGGGAACGCCTTCGGCTGGTGCATCGGAATTTACCGATGACGATCAGGAGGTGGGTGAGATGAAGGCTGAATTCAAGTGTCGCTGGGTCAGCGACATCAAGTTTGACGACGTCATCGTATGGAACGGTGGCCACTTCAACTTGTACTCGATTTTGCCCATTGGTCGCCGCGAGGGTATGCGTCTGCGCGCCCGTCGTCGCGACAATGGGAACCTACCTATTACTGGTCACACCGAAACTAACCCAACTATCTGATGGCTAGTTCTGGTGGATACAAAGCGAACTTCTACCTGACCGGCTTCAAGCGGTCCGATCCCTTTGCTACGCGCTTGCGTCAAATCAAGAGCATAGCTAACAGGAAGAAGGTCATCTTCCGAGCTATGGCTAACGCTGGGCAATCTATGCGTGATGCCATGGAGGCTGGCGCCCCCGTGAGGACGGGTGTGCTGAGCCAGTCGTACAGGATCAGAAGACTGAAAAACACCCCACAGTTTGTATTCGGTGTTCGCATCGGTGCAATCAGTGGACCCCGAGTCGTGTCGCCAGGCATGCTGGACAACGCTAAGATCGATGGTTACGATGAAGGCGATCAGTTCCAGATGGCGGGGTGGCGCGATCACTGGGCTGAGTTAGGGACTAGGTACCAACGTGCCCAACCCCACGTTCAGCCAGCAATTAAAAAACACCTTTCCACATACAACCTTCGTTTGCGTAGGGCTCTGGCGGAGATCTTCCAGACCAAGTTCTACAAGAAGATGGTTGGTCAGGTATAAAACAAAAACATGGCACTACTAAACGCAAACTACCTTGGGCTTTATGCCTTTGCCGACTCGGGGCAGACCTCAGCGTACCGAGTCGTTGACAACGCTTCTCTTTCTACTGCAAAAACAAACTTTCTCTCTGCCGCCGCTAATGGCGAGTACGGTCTTCTCGTAAACGGTAACGACCTGTGGGAGGATACAGGCAGCGTCCCCGCTATTGGTTACGACAACTCTAGCGCTTGGGCTAACGCTGCAGGAAGTCTCGACCTCCTCGCTGCCGCGACCTCCACCACCCTCGATATGAACAACTCTATCGACGAGGTGGTAGCTAAGAGCACCCAGTGCAACTCCGAAACCTACATCGTAGGCGGGGCACAGGCGTGGAGCTTGTCTGCTGACGGTTTGATTCAAGACACTATTTCAGGCAGCCAGATGGGGGCTACAGCACTCATGGACATCGCTCGAGCCAGTGAGTATGTAATCGTCCGCTTCGTCCTCGATGTCACCGACAAAGACACGGCTGGAACTAATGAGAATCAAGTCAACTACATTGGTCAAGGCATCATCGAAAACGTAAGTCTCACCGGCGGATTTGACGACACGGCGACGTACTCTGTTACTGTTCGTGGATACGGCAAGTTGTACCGCTATAACAACGCAAGCTAAGAAATCATGGCAGTAATTAACGCAAACTGTTTGGCTATCTACTACGACAGCCAAAACTCACAAAGCAAGGCCACGGTACTTGGCCCATATGCAAATATCTCCGAATACGAGGGGACCTCGCCTGGTGCCACTTCAAACATCATCCTTGCTGACGATGATGCTAGTAGCGGTGAACGAAACATCTTTACCGGCTACGGCTCAACAGATGAATTAAACCTTTGGACTGAGTACCCTCTCACCTTGGCTGGCGCGGCCACTACGAGCTCAGTGGACTTGTCTAATACTGTTGACAACGTAGCTCGCGATGGCTCTGGCGGTGTCCTTCAGCAGGCCACCCAGGAATGGAGCTTGACGGCTGACGGATTGATCGAGTCTAGCGGCGATGCTGGTGAGAGCCTCATGGACCTCGCCCGCAACAAGTACTACGTCTTCGTGAAGTTCTCTATCGACAAGAACGGTGTTGCTACCGACTACGTTGGTCAGGGAATCATCGATAGCGTCACGCTCTCTGGCGGAGTTGATGAGATCGCTACGTACAGCGTCTCTATCACGGGTGTAGACGCACTCTTCAAAGCATAATAACCCGGGGCGGCGGGAACGCTCGTCGCCCCTTTTTTCTCCAACCACATGAATACTCTTCGAGGACAATTTTCTTTTGAGCTCGGCAAGAAGAAGTACCAAGCTTCTTTGACACTTAACGCTCTCCGTCTTATGTGCAATGCCATGGGCGTAAAGCTGGCTGACATCGACAAGTGGCTCAATGACGATCCATTGACGGCGGTGCCAGCTTTTGCATACTATGGCGTTAAAAACGAATCGGCGCGAAAGGGCAAGGACTCTGGCCTTCCAGACTTTGAGCAATTCTGCGCTCTCGCTCTCGACGATCAGGAAACGCTTGACGCTATGATGAAGGCAGTCACAGTGGCTCTTGGTGGCCAAGAAGACGAGGAGCCCGAGGGAAACTAACGCCCCCCGAGACAGACTCGTCTGAGGTTCTTACGTGGAACAGCCTGTACAAGGCTGGACTCATGATGGGACTCAAGCCCGACGAGTTTTGGGGGTTGACCTTAAGGGAGTTCTCTTGGATGAGGGAGGGCTACATGCAAGACATGAGTCATCGATGGGATCACACCGCATCGATTCTATGCATGATAGCCAACGTCAACTCGGCCAAGGGCAAAACGTTTAAGCCGGATGATTTCCATCCGTTTAGCAAAAAGTCTAATCGGGGAGTTCGCAACAAAGAAGAAGCTGCTGCGCTTCTGGAGAAAATGAGAAACTTCAATGCCTAGTATTACAGGTGCCAGTAGGCTAGCGGCCATTATGACCCTCGACCTCCGTCCGTTCTTGAAGAACACGGAGATCGCAAAGACTAAGCTTTATCAGTTTCAACAGCAGGCCCAGGCTATTGGTTCGGGGACTCTCCGCACCATTGCCCTGGGCTTTGGCCTTGTAGGACTTGCTGCCATCGATGTAGCTAAGGACTTCAATGAGATCGAGTCTCAGCTCCGCGCCATCGGCGGTAGAGACAACATCGACAAGGTGATCGACCAAGCCCGTGAGCTGGGTCGTACCACCAAGTTCACCAGTACCGAGGTGGTGACCCTCGGCCTGGAGCTACGTAAGCTCGGTTTCGATGCCGAGCGCGTTACGGGCGCTATGACTGTAGCCACCAAGCTTAGTCAGCTCTTTGGTGGTGAGCTATCGAAGGTGGGTGTCACCATCGCCGAGGTGCAGCGTCAGTTTAAGGGGGCCAACGGAGAGCTTCGGTCGTTTGAAGATATCGGCGACATCTTCGCTGTAGCATTTAAGGAGAGCGCCCTTGATATCACGAACCTCGGTGGCGCCCTCAAGAACGTAGGTACGGTAGCCAGCCAGTCGGGTCTCACGTTGGAGAAGACTGTAGCTTTGCTTGGGGGCCTGGCCAACTCGGGACAGAAGGCCGAGCGTGCTGGTACGCGTCTCAAGACTACGCTTATCCGTTTGGGTCGGGAGTTTGGATTCACGGAGGATCAGACTCGGCTCCTTCAATCTGGAACGCTGGATATTGCTCAAATCTTTGACTTGCTCAAAAACAGGGCTGGTCTTGCGGGTGCCGTGATTAGCCAGAACTCCAAGGAGATCGCCATCTTGGAGGAACGCCTACTGGACGCTAAGGGAGCTTTGGACGCTATGTCTCAGGGTCTTGAGGGCGAGCTGTTTATCAGCGTAGCTAAGGTCAAGGCCGGCCTTGAAGATATGGCCATCACCCTTGGCGACGCCTTGGCTCCGTATGTGGAGTCTTTATCTGAGTCAGTGTCTGACTTCGCCAAGTATTTTGACGGTCTCTCACTATCGACAAAAGATTCGATAGCTCAACTTACAATTCTGTCGGTCCTTCTGCCAGTTTTGACTGCTGCTTTTGCGGGACTTATAGCTGCTTCACTTGCTCTTTGGGCTAATCCAGGCATTGCTGCTATAGCTCTGCTTGCGACTGTTTTCTTGGACTTGCAAATCAAGGCTGCTGCATACAGGAAAGAGCAAGAGCAACTGAACAAGGCGTTTAGTCAGTACTATGACCTGATGGTTGGGGTCAATGAAAATGGCGATACGATTTTTGACCCACGCCTTCTTGCCGAAAGTAGCACTCAGGCTCTAGAACAGGTTCTAAAGAACACGGAGACTGCTATCGAAGCTGCTCGAAAAAGAGTTGAAAGGGCAGAAGAGCAGAGGCAAAGAGCTATCAACAGAGCTATCGCATCGGGTCAGGCAGCGGCTGCCGCAAGCCCTCTTTTGGCCGATGATACCGCTGCAACTAAGAGGACAAGAAAGGAACTTATTTCTTTATATGGCCAACAGTCCGACTTGCTTGACATCTTAGAGAAGAGAGAGGATCGATTGCTTGACTTGGCGGACGAAAGGCTTGAGGTAGCTAGACGTTATTCAGAGTCTTTGGGATTAAATAACGAGCTGACGCTCAAATTCCAAGAGACCTGGTACAAGACAGGCAGCACGATTGCCGAAGCACTAGGTAAATTTGGTTTTGCTGTAGATGATCTTGAGGTTGTAAGAGAGAAGATTGAGCAGATCAATGACCTCTCGTTCCTAGATATTTTAGCTGATGGATTCCCAACAGATCTGGTTGACGGGATTCTCGATAAAGGTTCTCTTGAAGATCAGAAGAAGCTTGTTGAGGCTATTGTAAAAGAGCTTGAAAAAATTGGTCTTGAAGCGGTTGGTGAGGATGCAGTCGACTTTGCTAAACTCTGGGAGGAGGCGTCTAGGTCTTACGAGGCTACTCTTAAAAAGCTGGCGGCTCGTATTGAGCTGAAGGGCATTGTAGACGCGAGGAAGGAGGCTATCGGCTTGGCTGAGTCCATGAAGGAGCTCGGTCTATCTACTGAGGACGCCTACCTCAAAAGCAAACTTACCGCATATACGTCCGAGCTGGAGGGCTTGCTTGGCATGGGGTATAGCGAGACGGGCAAGACCGTTGTAGACCTCACCAAGAAGATCGAGGATCTAAACAAGGAGATAGGCGCCCTGTCGGCTAAAAACGCCCTGGAACAAGCCCTGGGGGCTCCTGAGGACGTAGAGTTGTATGCCCAGAACTTGGGCATATTCACCAAGTCTCTTGCTGGCCTAGCCTCGTTGGAGACAGCTCGGCTCAAGTCCGATCTAGACGCTATCTATGCAAACTTCAACGATCCCAACGGCACAAAGACTGTAGAGGACCTAGAGAAGGCTATTAAAAAGTGGCTCCAAGCCTTGGACGCGCAAGAGTTCCTGGAGGAGAAGGAGAAGATTGACGATGCTCTAAAGGATCTGGTACCCAAGTTTAAGAGCCTTAATGAAAGCATCAGGCTTGGCGATCTAAACCAAGAGGACGCAGCAAACGAGCGTATCAACATCCTTCGGGAAGAGATCGACTTGCTTGAGCAAAGAAAGATTCTTACGGGCGAGGAGTCGAAGAGACTCAAGGCTGCCAGGGTAGAGCTCCAGCAGAACCTGGCTATAGCTAAGGACTTTGAGAATGCGGCTGGTATCACATCGTTCTTTCAGACTCAGATCTCGTTTTTGGGTGACGCCTTCCTTGCGGCGGCACAGAACGGGGAGGATTTCTTTACGGTTCTCAAGAAGAGCTTTCTCGACACCTTCTATGCTTTGGTGGCCAAGCTCATCACCCTCATTGCGCTTTACGGCATCCTCGCCGTGATATCAATGGGTTCTACTGTTGGCGCCGGCGGCATCGGTGGCGCAGCAAAAGCAGCTATGGGTGAAAACTTCGGTTCGTTCCTTGGCACCAACCTCATTGGTGTCAATCGATCGCTTGCCGTAGGTAGCAGCTCCGCCAGTACTCCTGGCTCTGATGACGGTAGCCTAAAAGTCATGGGTGCCGTATCAGGCAACAACCTCGTAATCATGAACCAGCGCGGCAAACGCGCATTCGATCGTACTTTTGGGTAATGGCTATCACCAAGAACTTTGAGACGGTATACACGGCCCCAAAAGGGGAAAAGTACACGGTGGTTATCGGCACTCTTAGCGGCGATGTTCCGGTTGGCGCTTCCTTCAACAAGGAGTTGGAGATGATGGCCCCTGGCCTTACGATATCGTACAACGCCGACCCCAACACATCGTTTAAGCCCATCATGGCTTCAAACCTGTCTGCGTCGTTTAAGATGACGCACGATCAGTACATGAAGTGGCGAGCTCTCATGGAGCAGCCAGAGGGCGATGTCTTTGTTGTGGTGTACAAGGGCGATATCCAGGACTCCGACTATGTCTTTTGGTACGGGCATATGCTTCCCGAAAGCTGCGTCATCGACATCCAGGAATGCCTTATTTCGGTTCAATTTATTGATGGGCTAGCCTCACTAGCCTATGTGGACTGGAAACAGAACGACGGTACGCCATATGATGATTGCAACCTGCAGGTTGTGATGGGCAATATCTTGAAAAAGATTCCCGGGTGGATGGCTTTCTACAACCTGCACGCCAGCAATGGAAAGCTCAAGGCGGCCATCAAAGAGGTCGGCCTGCCTAGACCGTCTATCAACGTCAGTGTGACCGACGTACCATTCGAAGGTCAGAACATGCTGCAGATGACGTGGATACAGCAGAGGACCTTTGTCAAGAGAAAGAAGCGCACTGAGAAGTGGCGTCAGTTGCCATCGGATCCAGAGTTCATCAGCACTTATGACGTGCTTGAGGACGTATGCGCCATGTTTGGCTGCAACTTCTTCCTCTCTAGGGGCTACTACTGGATGTTCAACCGGCCTGCTGTGCTGCAGTTTGATGCCGACAACTCGGTGGTCAAGATGGCGCTCCACAGAACCACTACCACAAGCCCCGATCTTTTTGCATCCGGAAATGCTGCGTCTACCATTTCAGATCTTCTTAGAGACGTCGACGACACTCACGACTTCATCGCTGGAGCCACTGAGACACGGAGCATACCGATCTCGGGAGTCTATATGGAACACGAGGAGGCGGGCAGCGACTTGATCATTGCAGAAGGCGTCTCCAGCCTGGGTTACGACCCTGACTTGGCATCGTCTCTTGGCGCCAACTTCTTTACGTCTGGATCGCCTGTCAATTATTCTAACGCGTCTTACTACATAGAGTCACTGCACTATGTTTTGTGGCGTTGGTTTCGAAGCACGGATGCGGAGTGGGACGCCAACCAGTTGCCAGGGTATAACCTCAACGGCGCCGCTAGAACGTATTACGGAACGGGCAGCAACCTTGTGGAATGGAAGCACCCGCTGGCTTACTGTGGTTATCCAGAAAGGAAGCGTTATGCGCTAGCCCTGCCTGGCGGCAACGAGTTTCGAATCAAGTTTTCTGGCAACCTCGTAGCTCGATCAGACAACCCTTCCGGCAAGGACTTCTGGGTTGGAGCCGTAGCAGTCTTAAAGCTGCGCCTTCAGGTTGCTCATACCGACGGCACTAACTACAGGCTCAAGAGGTGGGTTAAAACTCATTGGTGGGATACGGAGACACAGTCTGCCGACGGGATTCGTATCAACGGTATCACTAGCGTGTACTTGAACAGTGACGTCTATTACTACCGTAAGTACTACGATGAGCTCGAGTGGGTTGATGAGAATGACGCGGACTATGCTGATGCTTTTTATGAGATCATCATCCCGCATGGTGACAACAACAGGATAGAGTCTTACTATGGGTCTGACACCGAGGCTCTCGATGTCGAGTACGCCAATCAGACCGTGTACACGCCATTCCACGTTGAGGTCAGCGGCGATAATACAGGCGACGGCGTCATCTTTGACAAGAAGGTAGATGACGAGCGAGGCAAGTACTGGTTCGTTGAAGACCTGTCTTTCACTTTGCCTGAGGTAGCTGGAGAATTTGACTTCCTCGATAGCGACTGGATCCTTGAGATGTACCTGGCCGATCAAGGGCCACGACCTAACGTAGACCCCACCACACTACCTCTTTGGTATGAAAACGCTCCTGGTGGAACCGATCCAGCAGACATGTGGACTGACAACAACTGTCCAACTAACAATCCCAGCTACAGGAGCTCTTCCTCTGAGGGGACCTTTGAGATTGGATACACGGACGGCGTGATCGACACTAATGTTGGTTGGGGGCCTGGCGATTTTGACACCTCGGATGAAAAATACCTATATCCCAAGGAGTTCATGATGAAAAACTGGGCGGTATACCTTGGTGACGGGTCGGCTGAAAGTAATGTCTTGACATCTGTCAATGGGGGTCCTGGGTTTGAGGAGATGGGTATGACGTCCTCACGTCTAGGCTCTCGATCCACGTACAACCATTCGTATACTCACGGTGCCCTAAAGACCAAGTATTGGTTTGAAGGATCTCTTCTGCCCGACACCAACTGGACGTCAGTGACATCATACCCTAAAACACAGATCTATTGGGTTCCTTACAAAAACGATGAAGCAGGCGGTGCTGGCTTGACTGACGCATACAATAGCCTGCACGGCTTGGTGTGTTCAGAATACATGAGCTTTTTTGCAAGCAGCAATATGATGGTGACTGGATCTATTATAGCTAGAGTGCCTGGAAATGACTCCTATTTTGGCCCATACCAGACGATTTAAACCAACAAGCTTGACGGTATCTCAACGCTGAAACTCGTGCCGTTATCACTGTCGTGGAATATGGTATCTGGGACTCAATTTACCGCTATGGCCATCCCGAGCGGTCGGTATGCCGCTGTCGAAGAGTATGTCGAGAGCAACAACAAGGGTCCTGGCGGTGGCCGCAAGCCTGGCGCCCTGCCTACAGGCAAGGTTATGGCTAGCGTCAGTCAGATCCGCCAAAACCGCAACGTGGGACAGCAAAACACGGGTAAAATCACCGTCATCGACGGCAAGTTCACTGACCTTAACACCGCGAAGGACGACCTCGAAGCACAATCCTTTTTCCTCGAACGATAATGGCAAACAACTTTAAGAGCAAGGAAGTCACCTACACCACTAGTGGAACACAGTCACTACTAACCTGTAGCGTCACTAGTATTATCGTCTCATCGATCACGTTTCAGGTTGAGGATGGTGACACCGCCAGTGCTTCGGATCTTTTGTTCTCAAAAGATGGCGGCACTACACGTAGCATCAAGAAGATTAAAACGCTGAGTGGTGGTTCTGCGGTAGAATTTCTCGACCGTAGCTTTGTCATGAATGACAACGACCAGCTTCAGCTTAGCGTTACAAGCCTGTCGGGAACTGCCGTTGCAACTATCCACTACCTAGAGAAGACGGCTTCGGCGGCATCTGGAAACCTTGGCGACCTAGACAACGTCTCTGCCGCTACGCCAAGCGACAATTACGTTCTGGCCTAGGACGCAGCCACTAGTCAGTGGGCCCCTCAGTCCATTGAAAGCTCTGACATAACGGGCGCAAGCACGACAGCAGACCTGCCGCAACAAAGCACTGGATCCGAGCCTTTCAATAGGTACATGAAGGGGTTCAATGCTTTAGATCAGTTGACGAATGCTGCTGCTGAAACTGCGGCAGAGGCTTTATATGGATCGCCAGCGTCAATAAAATTCGTGGCGGAGAATACAGATCTCAGCACGATCAAGCCTATGAAGGTGACTTTTCAAGACATCATCCAGGCTATCATTGAGGTGGGGGCTAACGACCTTGCAGCCGATCCATCTAACGACTACGACATCAATACCTTTACAGGCAGCGGAGGTGTGGGTGACTTGAATGGTGATGGCGTTGTTAGTGTGGCCGACTTGCTGGAGTTTCTGATCACGTTCGGTCAAGCTTGGGGTTCTTCTTCAAGTAACCTATTCAATCCTTCTACGATTGAGTTTACAGACTCTGACGCGCATCAGATTGGAACAAACATAACGACCATTACGTTTTCATCGGGCGATGTTACTGTAGTCGATGCTGGAACTCAGACCATCACAGTAGACAACACCAATGACTTGGTGGAGATAACTAGCCTCAACAGCACCCTAGATTTAACTCTGGTGCCTTCTAAAGAAATTACCTTCTCTTCGTATGCTAACTCAGCAGCGTATGTCTCGACAACACAAGCAAATCAAACCATAGTACTGTGGGCATATATCCGCCTTTATGATTCGTCATCAGTACAGCTAGGTACTACAGCGCAGATATTCCTCGGTAATAAAACGTTTGCTCAAGCGCAAGCGGGGCAGGTTTGGGAAACATTCAACCCTGTAACGGTAATAAACAGCACCATACTATCTGGTACTGGACATACCAGCGGATGGAACAACTCAAACGTAGACAAGTACGATATCAGATTGGCCGCCCAAACCAACGGGGGTGGGGCGACAATTCAACTCGACAATGTAAGGGTGAAGATGACATCTGGACAGTACACTCCTGAAATCTAAGACATGTCAGAAATAAAAATTCTATCTAAACAAAACGGAGTAGGAATTGTCCTTTCTAACGGCACCGTATTCCTCGGTGATCCCGACGCGGATTTCGTAGCCGAGGCCGGTGCTCTCACGACACAAGTCAGAATCAAACGAGACATCGACACGTTCTACATCGTTAAGGATGTAGCCTACACCGACATCAAGGACTCTGCCGGGGCACAGATTGGAACTTCACGAGACAACTGCGTCAGCGTTCTGAATAGCGACTACTTCAACCGCACGTCGAAGATCCAAGAGTTGGACAACGTAGACTTCCAGAATACGATTGCGGCAGGTCAGGTTCTCAAGTTTGTGGATATTGGGGGTGGCATTTTAAGGATCAGTAACGAAGACGAGTCGCAGGTGTCCATCGGTGCTACGGCTACGGACGTTCTCAAGATGACGGCTGGACAAAGCTTGGGTGCGTTTGACGCGGGGGCTGACAAACTCGTCTTTTGGGATGACTCCGATAGCAAGCTGACTTACGCCACGATCGGAACAAACCTAACCATGACTGGCACGACTTTAAGCGCGTCAGGCGGCGGCGGCGGTAGTGCAAACATGTCTCAGTCATTTAGTGCGCCTACTAGCGTTGGTGAGTTTCAAGATGGGGCTCGCCTTGTAACTGGCGCTTACGGTACCGCTCCTTCTGCTACGGCTGGTACACTGGTAAACTTCGGTAATACCGCACCATCTTTAGTTGGAGCGCAATCGGTTGCTGCGGCAGCAACGGGGATGCTTACAGTGGTAACAGATGCGGCTTCTGGTGATGAGCTACTTGTAGAAGGTGTCGTCAAGATGTCTTCCAATACAGGTTGGAGCACGGCTAAGAAGGGTGCACCCTTGTACATGAGCACCACGGCTGGACAGGTTACCGAGACAGCCCCTTCCACGGCTGGAGAGTTTGTTCGCGTAGTAGGTCACGTAGTAGACTCGTCTAACTCTACCATTTATTTCAAACCTGATAACACCTGGCTTGAGCTATGAGTAAGATTATTGGAATCGATACAGCAAACATTGATAACATCTCTGGTCTGGGTACTGGGGGTGGTGGAGGGGGCACGCCTGAGTCTAGCTCTGGCGTACTTTATTTTGAACCAGGGGGGTGGGGTACGGCCACCATTGATGCAGACGAGCACTTTGGATCAACTGCAAGCACCCTGTACAAAGCGCAGATTAGCTCAAGAACAGATATCGTTCAGATCGCTGGAGCTAGATATCACACTTTTTTATTGTCAAGCGCAGGTGTGGTGTATTCTGCTGGGTACACTAACACTAGCAAAATGGGCAGGACAGTGAGTGGTGATGCTCATGAGTTTGTTCAAGCTCTTACTGGGGTTAGTAAAATTGCTGCTCATGACAACGGATGTTGGGCAATCAAGACTAATGGTGAGCTTTGGTGGTGTGGAGATATTCAGAGATATGCTCAGAGTTCAGATACGGGCCAAGGCACAACCAACGTAAACAACGGGTGGCTTCGATACGGAAGTGATTCTGATTGGATCGACATCGTTTGTTGGCTAGAGTATCCGCAGTATCTGTTAGCCATCAAGGGCAGTACAGGCTCAGAATACCTGTACACTGCTGGGTATAACCAATTTGGCAAGACTGGCGTGGGTCTGACTAGCGGAATTAGTTACGGATTCACAAGGGTTAAGTCTAATTCAACCACCGACTGGGCAGAAACTATTGCAAAAATCGATGTAGGGTACGCTTCTAGTATCGCCGTAACAACGGGGGGCAAGCTGTTTTTGTGGGGCGATGGTAACAACCACGGAAACGGTCAAGGCACAACAACTGACTATTACTATCCAATACAGGCAGGTACTGATACAGACTGGGAGACACCTTACTTCCCGTGCGGGGGCCAGAACGGAGCTTATTGCATAAAAACAGACGGCACGCTGTACTATTCTTTCTCTGCAACCTACCGATTCCAAATTCGCCCCGACTCTCCGAACAGAACGTTTTTGCAATGTGGGACAGACACCGACTATGAAGCTCTAAGGTCCTTTCGTATAAACACAAGCTCTGGAAGCCATATCCTCTTCGCAAAAAAGAGTGGTAGCTGGTACGTGAACTGGTATCAGGATCCAAACAATACCATATATGGTGGCACGCCCCCAGGTCAAAACACTTGGGTGGCTCTCAACACATTCCTCAAGGGCAACCCCATTGATGTAACAGTAAATGATATCTTCATATTTTTTAAGGATATGAATCAATCTGCGGCACAGGTGTTCGCAATCGCAACAGGAGCAACATGATTAGAAGCGTAACCATACAAACTGAGCAAGATCTCAAAGAGGTCTGGACAGACAGCAACTGCCCTAACATGGGGTTCTTGTTTATTGAGCAAACTCTCGAAGAATGTATTCAAGAGGATGGCTCGTTTGTAGCAACCTACGAAACCTTAGAGATACCAGAGGGCGAGACCGTGTGCTTCACGTACCTGACTGGATCTGGAGAGTCTACCTACCATTTACAACCCGGTGAATACGGAATCAAACCAGATTAATTCATGAAACAACTTTTCCTTCTCTCTCTATTCACTCTTTTCTTTAACGCAATCACAGCTCAAGAGGAATGCTCCATCCTCTTTGAGCCTAAAATCATGGGGCTTAAGGCGAATCGGGTAGAGGTGGATTTGAACGATGTGGACACGGTGACTATCCCCATAGTATTTCACATTGTACATACTGGGGCTGGTGCGGAGAACAACATCTCCGATGAACAGATCATGTCGCAGGTCGACGTGCTCAACGAAGAGTTCGCCGACAGCAAGATCCAGTTCTGCATGGCTGTGCGCGACCCTGAAGGCAACCCCACCAACGGCATCACTCGCACCGATTACAGCTGGAATAAGGAGTATGTAGCCAATGGTATTAGCAATGGGTCGGGTAGCGGAGCCGATCAGACACAAGTTAAGAGTGACGCGGGGTGCTGGAACCCTGACGAGTACATCAACTTTTACGTAGTCAGCGAGATCAACGGTAACGACGGAGGGTGGGGTATTCAGGGCTTTGCCTATTTAGGTCCTACCGGCGACTGCCGCGACGGGGTGGTATGCCTTTACAATGTTACGGGCAACGTAGGTACTCTGAAGCCAGGTCGAGAGCTGGGATTCACGGGCGTCCACGAGATGGGACATCACCTTTCTCTTTGGCACACATTCTCCAACACGAACGACTGCGTAGAGACAAACTGCGAGACTCAGGGCGACGAGGTATGCGACACACCACCCACCCTTCCAAATGATCAGGGATGTGTTGCCGTTGACTGCCCTGATGCTTTGATCGAGAACTTCATGGACTACACCCCTGAGACGTGCCGCGAGTCTTTTACGGTCGGCCAGTCGGAGCGTATGCACGAGTGCTTGCAGGGGGTTCGGTCTGGCCTACTCGACAACCTGTCTTGCGTACCTGTAGTAGACTACGACGCCACCCCGCTTACAGCGTACTACCAGCAGACGTGGTGCACGCCAACTCAAGATATCTGGGTCGACGTAGTAAACCAGGGTACACTCCCTTTGGATATCATCGAGGTGCAGCTTTACGTCAATGGAAACCAATACGTAGAATACTTATTCGACGTTCCTACTGGCACCCACGAGGTTATGTTTGAGGGCGTATATGTTGATGGAGCCCAAATGTTCGAGGTGCAGGTGGTAAGCGAACTTGATCAATATCAAGACAACGATTACGCTTGGTGGCCTATCGAAACTGTTTCTGGGGAGGTCATGGACATTGTGGTGGGGACTGACAACTGGGCTAACGAGGTTGACTGGGTGCTTTACGATGAGTTTGGGGAGGTCGTAATTGGGGACGGGAACTATCCTTTTGGTGTCAATACATACGAGTACGAGGTGTGCGTGTACGAGGGGTGCTATACGTTCGAAGCTACCGACACTAACGGAGACGGTATGTGTTCTATGGACTTTGGCAACGACGGGATCTGCGACTTCGGAGGGGAGGGCATCACGGCCACCGTAGGAGGCAACGTCATCTTCGCCACCGAGCAAACAGAATACTCTCTCTTCGACACGACCTTCTGCTTCTCTGTTGGCGACTGCCCTCTCGACTTCGACGGTAACGGAGCCGTAGGCAACGGCGACATCCTTGAGATGATGCTCGAGTACGGGTGTCAATCTGGATGCCAGACAGACCCTAACAATGACGGGATCGTAAACGTCATGGACCTCTTGTACATGCTGACTAACCTTGGCGACTGCCCGCTGGAGCAGGACTTCAGCACGGGCACGCTCAAGGACCTCACGGTGCAAGCGGCCAGCCGTGACTACGGCGGCAAGCCTCGCATCTACGATATGGCCGGGCGTCGAGTGCGCGGCGACATCGATCAGCTCGCGACAGGCGTCTACATCCTCAAGTGGGGAACCGTAACCAAAAAAGTATTTGTACAATGAGAGCGGTACTACTGTGGTTTCTGATTCCCGTTCTGTCCTACGGGCAGTGCGACATCGAGATCGTGGGATTCAACCCTATCTCGACGGATATGACCATCACGGTCCTTGGTGGGGCGTGCATGACAGAGAACGACAGCGTAGGCGAGTT